AGCATTAGTTATGAACAAAGGTAACTTTGGTATTAGTCAAGCACTAAGATCCAGAGGCTTAGCTCAAGCTGGTTATCAAGCTAGAGATGTTGTTAGTGATGTCAATAGACAGTTAAAAGGACAACTAAATAGATCGTTTGGAAAGGTAGCTATCCAACCAGTACAAGACTTAGCACCACCAGAACCGGTATATCAGAACGTAGGAATGACATTCATGCTTGGCATGGGTCAGGCGTTAGGTGCTGGATTAGAAGGTATGGGTAATACAGGTGATGGATTAAAAACACCTACACCTCCATCTACATCTAATACAAGTTTCTATGCTCCTTCTACTCCTTTAGTTGGAGGTAACTATATGAATTACAGCCCAAGTGTTCAATATTTCGCGCCATGATTCCTAATTATCAAATAACTGGGCAGTCAGTAACTCCTCAAGAGATCCTTGATATTGTCCCAGAACAAGAACGATCTGATGCACAGATACAAGCGTCAGAAGAAAAGTATCTACAGCAGCTAGAAAAGAACTCTGCTGATAGAGTTAGAAACACCGAGAAGATGTACGAGGGCTTAGCCTCTCTTTCATCTACCATCGGTGGAATAATAAAAAAGAAACAAGACAAACATAGATCTGATAGAGAAGCACAGATATCTTTAGACATAATGACTAAAGGTGTAAGTCCAGAACTAGAAGCAAGATTTAGAGGAGATGAAAGTGCGTTATTTGACGATGATTTAGCTACTCAAGAATTTGCTTCTAAGTACGAAGCAGAGACCGGCGACAGTATCACCGCTCAAGAATTTCGTAACATGGCTGGCTGGGAAAAGTATATGGTTGCAAAACAATATGCTTTAGAAAAAGCTAAAGGTTATGACCAGTATGTCTATGAGGCTTATGAAACTACAAAGATAGATGTTGTAAGAGATGGTCAACAAGTTTCTGTTGGTCACATGGATAACTTATCTCCTTCAGAACAAGCAGGTTTAGACGAAAAGATTAAGTTTGAATATGCTAGACAATTTGCAGGATTAAACGAAGCTCTTGTAGCTACTGTTGTTAAACCTGAGATAGATAAGTTTGATGCGAATAGAAGAAAAGAACAAGCAGTTAGAAGAGAAAAAGCTTACCAATTACAAGTACAAGAGTCTGACTCAAAGATGATAGAAGTAGGATTTTCTACTGCTAATCCTGCTGACGGACACCAACTAGCCCATGATTGGGCTGCTAGATATGCAGCTAGAAATAGAACTTCTATAAATGTAGGAAGAATAGCTTTTAAAGAAAACCTAGTTGATTTAGTTAGTGAGAATAAAATCACTTATCCAGAAGCTATGTCAATAGTCAATCACGAAATACAAGCTCGTGATGGTTCTACTAAGTCAATGACTTCTTGGAAAGAGTGGGATGGTCTTGGAGAAGATTTAGCAGAAGCTGCAAAGAAAGGAACTACTGCTAGAGAAGAGCAAAAATCAAATGAAATAGCTGGTGATTTACAAGTCATCAAGTCTATGGACAATCTTACTAATGAACAAAAGATGCAGTTATATGCAGTCTATCAAGATAAATATGATGGGTATGTTCCAAGTAAATTACAAGGAGCATTACGTGGTCATATAGATGATGAGGCAGCAGAAGATATGATTCAAGAATCAATACGCTATCAAGGTGGTGTATATGATTTTGAACTAGCTAATGTTAGTACAGAGATGTTTAATAAATATAAAGATAAGCTTATTGAATCTGGCTCTACCGTTCCCGGGACTGATGCTCATAAGAAAGCTAATGCTTGGATCACGACTTATACAAACGAAGGTACTGAAGAAACATTTGCGGAAACAGATGCTAAGTCTCCAGAGTGGATGTCATTAAATGAAAGTTTGACTGAGTTATATTTCAGTACCTACAAAGATACTCTTTATAGAAATGGTCAAAAAGTAGCTACTGAAGCACAGGCAGATTTGGCTGCTAGGAATGCTATCCAACAAGCTGTTGGAAATCCTGAAGTACTTAAACAGTTTATGAATACAGATTTTTCAGACGACGGAGATGAAACTTATAACCGTTTGATGCAAGTATCCATGACTCAATCAGGTGGTGGCGGTTGGAGAAATACCAAGATTACAGCAAATAAAGAAATAGATACTGCATTAGTCAGATGGTACAACACACCTTTACATCAAAGTAAAGACTTACCTTCTTACTACAAAGATTTAGCAATGAGAATAGGAGTAAATCCTATTGACTTAGCTCACTCTCAAGTAAAGTATTTAGTAGAAGATGAAGTGGAAGAAGATAAAGTTGAAGAGAAATATAACGATACTATTTTAAACCTTATATATAAATTTCCAACTCGTGAACGCATTACAAGAGCAAGACTTGAGGCAGAAGGAGCTGGAGATCAAAATGTAAAAACATCTATTTATAACAGAACAGCTTTAACAATAAAGGACGAGTAACTACGGTTTACTCGCCGGTTGTTAGGCGATATTTACCGTGGTAACTATGGAAGATGACATGAATTTCGAGATAGGAATATCTGGAGATGGACTAACAATGGAAGAAACTGCTGCGGCAGTGGAAAACATGCAAGAGGCAGAACAAGAACGTTCTGTACTCAGACAACAACAAATTGAACAAGAAGAACAAAAGGCTGAAGCTAACAAACCTGAAGGTGCAAACTTAGGTGACTATATAGCTGATACTGTTAAGGCACCTATTGCAGGTGTTAGAGATGGTGTAGCTAACATAATCACTGCTCCAGAAAGAGTCATTGACTTTATCTCTGGAGAGATGCAAGAAGAATCTGAAACTGAAAAAGGTTATCAAACTGAGTGGGATTCATTACTTTATGGAGAAAATGATCCTTTAGAAACTAAAACTTGGTGGGGTGGCGTTATTAGAACGGCTACTGAAGTTGGAACTACTTTAGCCGCAACAGGTGGTTTTGGAGCTGTAGGAAAAGTTGGTAAAGGTTTGACCTTTGCACAAAGTCTTAAGACTGGTGCTTTAACTGGAGCAAGATTTGACCTATTAGATAAAGATTCTCAAGACGATAATTTAGCAGGAATGCTCAAAGAAAAGTTTCCTTTATTAGACACACCACTAGCTACAAAAGATGGTGATAGTCCAATTATGAAGACTATGAAAAACGTAGTCGAAGGAATGATGATTGGAGGAGTTTTCGATAGTGTCTTATATGGAGTAGCTAAAGGACTACCTAAAGCACAGATTGGTGAAGCAGTTAACGCTAGGAAGAAAAGTGTTAAATCTCAGCAACTAGAAGAAGCTGCCACTCAGATGAAAGAACCCGGATTCAGGGCAAGTAAGAATCCAAAACTAGCTAATAAATCACAAGGTGCTACTACTTCATTAGAAACAGGATCTAATCTTCGTCAAGCTAAAAAGCAAAAGAAAGCAAATCTTGGATCAGAAGAAGGGAGTATTGGTTCTTCACTATCCAACACAGAAGTTACAGCACTTACTAAAGGAACTGGAGAAGCTAGAAAAGTAGTTGAAAAAGTATTACGTAGATTCAGAAGTCAAGGTTATGTTCAGCAGATGAAAGAGACTGCTGCAAGACAAGGTAAAACTCTTGATGAATTATTCGCTGCTGATCTAGATACTTATAAACAAGTCTTTGAAGGTAGAAATACATCTGACATGACTCCTGAAGAGTTCTGGCAACAAATCAGTAAAGAGAAATTTGAACGAAAGAGTGGAAAGAAAGTTTTATATTCTTATGTATCTAGTGAATATGCTGATGCTATAGATATGATTAATGCTTCTCTATTTAATGAGATAAGAGATGCAGGAGTTTCAGCTAGAGAATTAGCAAATATATACGACATCAAAGATATTGATGGTCCAGCACAGAAAATGGTTGAAAAACTAATTGCTGGTTTACAGATGAGAAAGATGGCTAGTTCTGATATTTCTCAACAACTTGCACAATTTGGAAAAGCAAGGGGTGTGAAAACAGTAACTCCAAAACTCCAAGCTGAATTGATAGACAAACAAGTACAGGAAAGTATTGATGCTTTCCGTATGGCATTAGATATGACTACTGAAGATGGTGGTGATGAAATATTTAAAGCAATGTTTGAAGGAATATCAATGGCTAAAGAAATTCATACACTTGATGATCTTGATGCATTTATGCGAGTCAAGATGAGAGGTGGTGAATGGGGTGGAGATGCTAAGAAAACTGGTGCATTTTTAAGAGAGATGGGATCTATGTTTACTCATAGTGTTTTGTCTGGACCTAAAACAGCAGTCAGAGCAATCATGGGTACATCCACTGCAACATTCTCAAGACCACTAGCTATGGCTATGGGTGGTTTGATGAAAGGTGATGGTACAACTATGAGAGCTGGCTTAGCTTCTTTGAATGCTATGCGTGAAGCCATACCAGAATCTTTTGAATTATTTAAAAGAAAGCTTAATTCTTACTGGGCTGGTGATATCTCAACAATGAAAACTAGATATGTTGAGAGGACTAAACAAGATGACCAATGGACTATGTATGGTCATTGGGCAGAGACTAGAGGTGATGCAACAGATAAGGCTTTATATCGTACAGCCAATATGGTTAGAGGTTTGAATGACAATAGTTTTCTTACCTACTCAACCAAAATCATGGCATCTACTGATGATGCTTTTGCCTTAATTATCGGTAGAGCTAGAGCTAGAGAGAAAGCTTTTTTACAAGCAGCAGATAAACTTCCAGACGGTAACTTCCAGAACTTAGATAATAAGTTTTTCAGAGATATGGAAGATAACTTTAATGGTCAAATATTTGATAGCAATGGAAATATCACTGACAAGATGGCTGAATACAGCAGAAAAGAAGCAACTCTTACTCAAGACTTAACTGGTTTCTCTCAGAAACTAGGAGAAGCTTTTAACGAAGCTCCTTGGGCTAGACCATTCTTCTTATTTGCAAGAACTGGTATTAACGGTTTAGCACTTACTGCTAAATACACTCCCGGTTTTAACTTATTAGTCAGTGAATTTAATCAGATAGCTAAAGCAAAACCCGGAGATAATCTTCAATCACTACATAAGTACGGCATACATAATACTCATGATCTCATGACTGCTAAAGCTGTGCAGAATGGAAGATTAGCTATAGGTGGAGCAGCTTTGAGTATGGCAAGTATGGCATATCTTAGTGGTAACTTACACGGTAATGGACCAACAGATAGAAAGGACAGACAAGCATGGAAAGATGCTGGATGGAGACCAAGAGAAATAAAAATTGGTAACGTCTGGGTTAACTATGATGCCTTTGAACCTTACAACCAAATACTTGCATTAATAGGAGACATTGGAGATCACCAAGAATTAATGGGTGAAGAGTGGGCTGAAGATAGATATTCTAAATTAGCAATGGCATTAGCTAGTACTGCTACAAGTAAATCTTATTTAGCAGGATTACAGTCATTTGTAGACTTATTCTCAGGTGCTCCCGGACAGCAGGACAGAATTATTGCTTCATTAATGAACAATACTCTTCCATTATCTAGTCTTAGAAATGAGATAGGTAAAGTACTAACTCCTTACACAAGAGAGTTGGGTTCTGATATTGGTGATTCTATTAGAAATAGAAACTTAATAACTGAAAATATTGCAGGAGATCCATTACCTATTAAGTACGACATCTTAACTGGTAAACCAATTAAAAATCATATCTTTCCAGTAAGGATGTTTAATGCGATGTCACCTGTGAACTTTAACTTAGATTATTCAGAAGGAAGAGAGTTGTTATTTAATAGCGGCTACGACATGAGAACTTCTACGTACTCGGCTCCAGATGGAACAGATTTAAGTGATAGTCCAAAAGTAAGATCTATGTTTCAGAAAGCTATAGGTGATCAAAACCTAGAAGCTGTATTTAACAAGATGGCTAGAGAGGAATCAATACAAATTTCTCTTGCTGAAATGAAGTACTACAAGAAAAACGGAATGAGTGATGTCGAACCAAGATCATTTCCACACTACAAGCGGATCGCAAAAGCATTTGACAAAGCTAAGAAACGAGCTTGGGCATCTATTAAAAATGATAACGACGTCCAAAAGCTCCTCATCGAAGAAAGAAATCAGAAATTAAAAAATAGAAAAGCAAACAGAGGCACGATAGACAAGATTTTAGAAATGCCTAAATAACTAAAGGATATGGCTACAACTACAAAAGAATATACAGGAGATGGTTCTAAAGGTATATCTGGACAAGCCCAGTTAACCTTTACTTTTCCTTACTTAAAAACTGAAGATTTAAAAGTTTCACTTAACGGTGCAACTTTAGCAACAACTAAATACACATTCCCAACAGCCACATCCATCCAATTTAATGCTCTTGGTAGTTCACCCACAACATTAGAAACTAACACCCAAGAATCAACAGGTGCTCCTAAGACAGGAGTAAAGATTCTTATTTATAGAGATACAGAAGTAGATACAGCTAAAGCTATTTATGCTTCTGGTTCTTCTATAAGAGCGATTGATTTAAACGATAACAAAGATCAAGATTTATATTTCCAACAAGAAGTACAAGACTTTGCCAACCCTAAAAATAAACCAGCAATCTTAAATGGTTATGGTGATCCTAATCAGGGTTTAGGTAAAGAAGGTGACGTATATATTGACACATCTGACAATGAAATCTTTGGACCTAAAACTAACGGTTCATGGGGTACTGCTACAGCTTTAGCTGGAGCTACCGGTGCAACGGGAGCCACAGGTCCGACTGGTCCAACAGGTCCTCAAGGTTCAACGGGAGCTACAGGTGCTCAAGGTCCAACAGGTAACACTGGAGCCACTGGTCCAACAGGTGATACAGGTCCTCAAGGAAACACAGGTCCAACTGGACCTCAA